GCCCTTTACCATGAGCAAGTACGATTTAAATGATCTTCCTGAGGATGTACTCAAAGAACATCTACAACTTACCGAAAGACTCAAAGAAATTGAACGAGTAGATACTTGTCAAAATAATTTTCTTGAGTTTGTAAAATCACAATGGCCAGGATTTATAGAAGGTGCTCATCATGTAAAAATGGCAGAAGCATTTGACCGTATAGCTAAAGGCAAAATAAAAAGGTTAATTATAAACATGCCTCCTCGTCATACGAAGTCAGAGTTTGCTTCTCATTTTTTTCCTGCTTACTTAGTAGGTCGTAATCCAAGTTTAAAAATATTACAAGCAACCCACACCGCAGACTTAGCAGTAAAGTTTGGTAGAAAGATTCGTGACTTAATTGACACAGATGATTATAAAAGAGTTTTTCCAGATGTAGATTTAAACCCTGATTCAAAAGCTGCAGGTAAATGGGAAACTCAAGATACTCGTGACAGTAAAAAACGTGGAGAATATTATGCGGTGGGAACTGGTGGTGCGTTAGCAGGTCGTGGTGCGGATCTATTTATTATTGATGACCCTCACTCAGAGCAAGATGCATTATCAAAAGTTGCGTTAGAAGATACGTACGAGTGGTATACTTCTGGACCTAGACAACGTCTACAACCTGGAGGTGCCATCGTAATAGTAATGACAAGATGGAACGTCAATGATTTAACAGGTAGACTACTTAAAGATTCAGCTCGTGATCCGAAAGCAGATCAATGGGAAGTTATCGAGTTACCTGCTATATTACCAAGCGGTAAACCGCTATGGCCAGAATATTGGGAACTAGAAGAGTTAGAAGGTGTCAAAGCATCTTTACGTGGTGGACCTAAGTGGCATGCACAATATATGCAGAACCCCACAAGTGAAGAAGGAGCACTCATAAAAAGAGAATGGTGGAAAGAGTGGCCACACACTAAACCACCGCAGTGTGACTATATTATACAAAGTTATGATACAGCTTTTTTGAAAAAAGAATTAAGCGACTACTCAGCTATTACAACATGGGGAGTATTTTACCCAGAAGGTAGATTAGGTGGTGATGATTTATATTGCGGAACAGTACCTCATATAATTTTACTGGATGTTGTAAAAGGTAAATACACTTTCCCTGAACTAAAAGCAATAGCATTAGATCAATATAGACATTGGGAACCTGACGTAACTATAATAGAAGCAAAAGCAAGTGGACTACCCCTCACTCAAGAATTAAGAAACATAGGTATACCTGTTCAAAACTTCACTCCATCAAAAGGTAATGATAAAGTTGCAAGAGTAAACGCATGTGCTCCATTATTTGAAAGTGGTATGGTTTGGCATCCTGACACTAAATGGGCAAGTGATGTAATAGAAGAATGTGCAGCTTTCCCTGCTGGTGATCATGACGATTTAGTAGACTCAACTTCACAAGCATTGATGAGGTTTAGGCAAGGTGGCTTTATACAACTTCCATCAGATTATGAAGAAGAGGTATTACATCGGAAAAAAATAAGTTATTATTAACGCTTCTAAATTACGAATATGGCAATAGAAAGACAAAGATACCCCACCCCACCAAAAATGCAGGGCGATGGGGAAGACGACGAAGCTATAAATATAGAAGTAGAAGAGGAGGAGCTAGAACCTACTACTGATTTTCAAATGGGACCTGATGGTCAAATGATACCAGTCATGGAACAAGAAACTACTATGACTAGTTTCGATATCAACCTAGCAGAAATTTTGGATGAAAGATACTTAGGGGAACTAACTTCTGAGTTATTAAGTTCTTACGATGAAGATAAATCTTCAAGACAGGAATGGCTTGATGGATTTACTAAAGGACTAGACTTACTCGGCATACAAGCCGAAGACCGAGATCAGCCGTTCGCTGGAGCCTCTGGTGTCACTCATCCATTGCTGTCCGAAGCGACAACACAGTTCCAAGCGCAAGCATATAAGGAGCTTTTACCTCCGAATGGACCAGTGAGTACCAAAGTTGTGGGCGAGGAGACGCCAGAGAGCGTAGCCCAAGCGAACAGAGTAAAAGAATTTATGAACTATCAGATAACTGAGGTCATGGAAGACTATGACCCAGAGATGGATCAACTGTTATTTTACCTTCCATTATCAGGTTCTGCCTTTAAAAAGGTTTATTATGACTCAATTTTAGACAGACCTTCAGCTGTTTTCGTAAAAGCAGAAGATTTAGTAGTAAGTTATGACACAACTAACTTAGAAACTAGCCCTAGAATCACTCATTCAGTCAATATGACTGGTAATGATATACGTAAAATGCAACTTACAGGTATTTATAGAGATATTGAGCTCAGCGGTGGCGGTGTAAGTGAGTATAATGACGCTCAAGAGAAGATAGATGAGCTACAAGGTAAGTCAAGACCAGCTTCTGACTATGATAATTACACAATTTTAGAGTTTCATGTTGATTTAGAGCTTGAAGGCATAGATGAATATGAGATAGCAGTACCATATATAGTCAGTATCCTTGAAGATACAGGTGAAATACTGTCAATTAGACGTAATTGGAACCCTGAAGACGAAAATTTAAAGAAAAAAGAGTATTTTGTACACTATAAGTTCCTTCCAGGGCTAGGATTTTACGGTTTTGGCTTAATTCACATGATTGGAGGGCTAACTAAGTCAGCTACAGCTATTTTAAGGCAATTAATTGACGCTGGAACACTTTCAAACCTACCAGCTGGGTTTAAAGCCAGAGGTATGAGGATACAAGGTGAAGATGAACCGTTAAGTCCAGGAGAATTTAGGGATGTAGATGTTCCAGGAGGAGCAATACGTGATGCATTGATGCCTTTACCATATAAAGAGCCATCTAGTGTGCTTGGTAACTTGTTAGGTGTACTAATTGACTCGGGTAGAAGGTTTGCTAGTATAGCAGACATGCAAGTTGGTGATATAGGTAGTCAACAACTACCAGTAGGTACAACTGTGGCTATGTTAGAACGTGGAACTAAAGTTATGTCAGCTATACATAAAAGACTACACTTTGCCCAACGTAAAGAATTTAAGTTATTAGCAGAAATATTTGCTAAAACTCTACCACCTATCTACCCATACGCTGTAAAAGGTGGTCAACAGGAAATAAAATCACTTGATTTTGATGATCGTGTAGATATTATTCCCGTAAGTGATCCTAACATATTCAGTATGTCACAACGTGTCATGTTAGCTCAACAAGAACTACAAATGGCACAAGCTGCACCAGATATACATAATCTGAGAGAAGCATACAAAAGAATGTATGAAGCATTAGAAGTAAAAAACATCGACAAGCTATTACCACCCCCAGCAGAAATTATGCCAAAAGATCCTATAACAGAACAACAGGCAGCAATGATGGGTCAACCTATAAAAGCATTTGAGTTTCAAAACCATGAAGCATATATAGCAGCACACAGTGCATTTTTACAAAACCCTATGGTTGCTAACAATAAAATGGTGGTATCAACTATAGGTGCGAATATACAAGAACACCAAGCTATGTTATATAAACAACAGATAGAACAAGCTATGGGTCAACCATTACCACCAATGGATCAAATGACTCCTGAAATGATGAACGAATTAGCTCTAGTGGCAGCTCAAGCTACTCAACAAGTAACAGGTCAAGCACAAGCTATGGCACAAGCCCAAGCAAATGCAGGTATTGACCCTATACTCGCTTTGAAAGAACGTGAGATAGAAGTCAAACAACAAACTGACGCTTTACGAAGTCAAGTAGATTTAGCTAAAATAGAGTCTAATGAGGCGATCGCTGAAATGAAAATTGCTAGGGATCGGGAAAAAGAAACCAATGAAACTTTTTCAAAAGCTCTAGAAGAGGTAAGAAAAAGTGACACAGATAATAGGAGCAAGTAATGCCAGGATCAATGAGAAAAAAGGCAATGCCAATGAAAAAGAAAAAGAAAATGATGAAGAAAAAGAAGAAATAACGTATAGTGGCTAACGCTAAACGTAAATTTCCGAAAGTCAAGAAGACTAAGGCAGGTGTTCCTAGAGCCTATGTGAAAGGCTCTAAGAACCCAAAAGCAAGAGAAGCTGAAATAAAAAGAACAGCTCGATTGTATAAACAGGGTAAATTAACACCAGCCATGATGGATAAGATTTCTAAATTAAGGAGTAAAAGTGGCAACAAAAAGAAAACCAGCAAAAAGAAAAAGTAGCGGTGGCGGTAAAGCTGCCACTATTAATAAATATTCTAAATCAAGTGGTATTTCTAAAAGCACTTTAAGCAAGGTTTATTCTCGAGGTCTTGGAGCATATTATTCTTCAGGATCTCGACCAGGAACTACTGCTCATCAATGGGCAGCAGGTCGTGTAAGATCTTTTGCTACTGGTAAAGGTGGTGCCAGAAAAGCAGACGCAGACCTTATAAGAGGTAAAAAGAAGAAAAAGAAACCAACCACTAAAAAGAAAAAGAAATAATGGCAGAGTATAAAGGCAAAAAAGTAACACTAAACAAACCTAGAAGGATAGGTAAAGGAAAACCTGGATATGGAAAAAAGTCCAAAGAAGTATTTGTAAAAAATAAAAACGGAAGAGTAGTAAGAGTAACATTTGGTGACCCAAACTTGAGTGTAAAATCTCATAGACCAGCTAGGAAAAAATCCTACTGTTCTCGTAGTAAGGGTCAAGGTAATTTAACAGATAAGACGAAAGCAAATTATTGGTCTCGTCGTGAATGGAAGTGCTAATGCCTCATAAAAAATTATCACCTAAACAAAAAAAGTTAGCGAGAGTTGCCAAACCTCGTAACAAAATAACAGGTGCAGACTTTAAAAAGTTAAAAAGTAAAAAGAAAAGAAAATAGTGGACGCTATTGTACTTATAGAAAGGTTTCTTAGGAACCTCAGGGATAGGAGAGAACAATTAGAAAATACTCTTATCGCTGGTGGTATCAAGAACATGGAAGATTACAAAAAAATTGTAGGCGAAATATCAGGTCTTACTTTCGCCGAATCTTTAATAACAGACCTGCAAAACATCGAGGAGCAAAAAGATGGAAGTAGATAAAACCAAATCATTTGGTGAGGGCACACCTAAAATAATACCTGACACGGTAGACAATTTAGGTAAAATGAAAAAAGAGGAAGAAGATAAATATACAGCAACTTCTCTTGCTCACGATACTTCACTTAAAGAAAAGTTACCTAAACCAACAGGATACAGAATACTTATACTACCTTTTGTACCGCCAAGAGCCAGCAAGGGTGGGATACTTTTAGCAAACCAAACTATAGAAAAAGAAAGACTAGCTACTAATGTTGGTTTCGTAGTATCATTAGGACCAGATGCATACAAAGATAGCAATAAATTTCCAGAAGGACCATGGTGTCAAGAAAGAGATTGGGTTATTTTTGGCAGGTACGCAGGAGCACGTATCAGGATTGATGGCGGAGACTTGCGTTTATTAAACGATGATGAAATATTAGCGAAGATAGATGATCCTGAAGAGATTCTTTCTAGCTCGTAATTAATCACGCAACCAAAAGAGGTATAACATGGTAGAAACCGTGCAAACAGAAGAAGAATCACTAGAAGTGACTCTTGACGAAAATAACGATGTTGTTCAAGAAGAACAAGAGGTGGCAGTAGAAGAAACTACTGCTGAAACACAAGAAGCATCATCCGATGCTGAAGAAATCGAAGAGTATAGTGAGTCGGTACAAAGACGTATCAATAAACTTACTTATAAGATTAGGGAAGCGGAAAGAAGAGAAAAAGCTGCACTTGAATACGCTAAAAACGTACAAGGTGAACTAGACTCAACAAAAGAAAAACTTTCGCTAAAAGATAAAAACCTTTATGATGAGTACAATGCTCGAGTAAGTTCTGAACTTACAGCTGCAGAGAATAAGCTAAAACAGGCTTATGAGATGAATGATTCAGAAGCAATCATTGAAGCTCAAAAAGCAATGGCTACTTTAGCAGTAGAGCAAGAAAGTTTAAATAGGGTAAAACCAACAAAGGATGAAACAGAGCAGGAAGTAAAAGTTGAAAGTGCAGAAAATACTGAAACAATTAATACTCCGTCTGTTGAAGAAACTCCTGAACCTGATCCCAAAGCAGTTGCTTGGGCTGAAAAAAATGATTGGTTTGGTAAAGACATAGCTATGACTAGTACTGCCTTTGCCTTTCATAACCAACTCATAAGAGATGAAGGTTATGACCCTACCTCTGATGATTATTATTCAGAGTTAGATAAAAGAATTGTAGATGCATTTCCTCATAAATTTGATGGTAATGCACCACAAAAGAACGTGCAGGATGTAGTAGCCGTGTCTTCCAAGGGGGCAAGGTCAACCAAAAAAGCACGCACCGTTCGTTTGACACCGAGCCAACTCTCAATAGCGAAGAGACTTGGTGTGTCACCCGAAGAATACGCTAAACACGTGAAAACGTAGGAGTAAAAATGGAAGATAAAACCAAATCAGCTAGAACTCCAAGAGCTGCAGAGTCACGAGAAAAAACAACTCGTGCGAAACCATGGCGACCTCCGTCTTTATTAGACGCACCTGAGCCACCTACTGGATATGTATACAGATGGATACGTGAATCTATGGTAGGGCAAGATGACAAAGCGAATATGTCAAAACGTATTCGTGAAGGGTTTGAACCTGTGAGAGCAGAAGAACACCCTGAGTTTGAAGCTCCAACTGTAGAAGATGGTAAACATGCTGGTGTTATCGGTGTTGGTGGGCTTATACTCGCTAAGATACCTGTGGAAACAGTAGAGCAAAGAAGGCAGTATTATGAAAATATGTCTGCTGATCAAATGAATGCTGTTGACCATAATCTAATGCGAGAAAGTAACCCTGTAATGCCTATTGAAAAACCCAATAGACAAACCAGAGTTACCTTTGGAAGTGGTACAAAAGACGAATAGTTTTTAGTACTGTAATTTTAATTTTTACATATTAAAGGTAAAAAATGGCAAATGTAAACGATCCTAACGGATTTACCCCAGCATACCATATGACTGGTGGAACTATCAGACCATCTGAGTTTGCTATCCAAAGTGGTGCAACTGGCGACATTTTCGCTGGTGACGTTGTTAAACTTACTTCTGGATACGTACTTCAAGGTGGGGCTACTGATGCTCCTCTAGGTGTATTTTATGGTGTGGAATACGTAGCTAGTGATGGTGAAATCGTTTTCTCAAGAAAATGGCCATCAGGCACTACTACACAAGGTTCTGCAGACGCTAAAGCATTTGTATATGCTGACCCTAATATCGCATATGAGGCACAGTACACTGGTACTCCAACTCAAGCTGATATTGGTAAAGTGCATACAATCTCTACAACTGCAGGTGATTCTAACATGAACCGTTCGAAAGAAGGTGTAACTACTACTACTGCTAGTGGAATCGCTAAACAAGTTGGTTTCGTCGAAAGACCTGACAACTCAATTGGTGAATTTGCTAGAGGGTATTTTACGTTCCCAGCTTCTACGTTCGGTAATGACTAAAAGGTGATATAGATGGCAATTAATAGAGCTCAATTAGTTAAAGAACTCGAACCAGGACTTAATGCACTTTTTGGTTTAGAGTATGGTAGATACGAAAATGAACATGCTGAAATTTTCGATACTGAAACTTCGGAAAGAGCTTTCGAAGAGGAAGTAATGTTATCAGGTTTCGGACAAGCTCCTACAAAAGGAGAAGGTGCGGCAGTAACATATGATTCAGCACAAGAAACTTTCACGTCTCGTTACTCTCACGAAACTGTTGCGTTAGCTTTTGCGTTGACAGAAGAAGCGATCGAAGATAACCTCTACGACACTCTTTCTTCAAGATATACAAGAGCCTTAGCACGTTCGATGGCAACTACAAAACAAGTTAAAGCTGCGAATGTTCTTAATAATGCTTTCTCAACTTCCTTCCCAGGAGGCGACGGAAAACCATTATTAACTACTGACCACCCTACACTAAGTGCAGGAGATCAGTCTAACGAACCAAGCACTGCTGCTGACTTGAACGAAACTTCACTAGAAAATGCGATGATTGATATTGCTGCTTTCAAAGACGAAAGAGGTATTAAAGTCAACGTACAAGCTAGAAAGTTAATCATACCTCCTCAGTTACAGTTTGTTGCTGACAGAATATTAAACACTCCAGGAAGAGTGGGTACTTCTGACAATGACATCAACTCATTGAGAAACATGGGTATGTTACCTGAAGGTTACGTAGTGAACCATTACTTAACAGATGCTGATGCGTTCTTCATCAAAACTGACTCTCCTAACGGTATGAAGCACTTCGAAAGAGCTGCAATGACTACTGGTATGGAAGGTGATTTTGAAACTGGTAATGTTCGTTACAAAGCTAGAGAAAGATATTCTTTCGGATTTAGTGACTGGCGTGGAATGTACGGTTCCCCAGGAGCATAATCTTAATATCATATCTCCATGATAAAAGTTAGGGAAGCTTCGGCTTCCCTTTCTTTTGATCCAAAAACAGTATAGAATTTACTGATCTAGGTTATTTAACTAATTCTATAGACTGACCTAGCAGACAAGCCAAGACTATAGAATACTTTTCCGCAGGAGGGAAATTATGGCAAACTCAACATTCAATGGTCCAGTTCGTTCAGAAAATGGATTTAAAACTATAATAAAAGATAGTACAACTGGTAGTCTCACTAATGAGATGACTATGTCAACATACAGCACATCTATTACTGTTGCTGCTACTGGAACTTCTCACAAAGAAAGTTCAATAGGTATACCTTCAAACTTTATACCTATGGGTGTAGCAATTACTGTAACTAGTGCTGCTGCTAACAATGTAAACTTAG